ACCATAGCTTCCATTGCATCTATACATTCTACTTCACCAGTAGAATAATGTTCTGGTTTTTGTACAGGATCGTACTCTTCTATAATTCTTTTATATTCCATACATTCTCCACAAAATCCTTCTGCTTCATCTATTAAAAATCCACACTTTTTACATGTGCTCATTACTCACAACTCCTTAGTCCAGTACTAGGATCATAATAGCAAGCACCGCTTTCGTCAACAAAATCTTTTGTTTCTTCTACAGTTTCTTCTTCTGCTATATCCTCAGAAGATGCAGCATTAAGTATGCCATACCTTTTACCTGAAGCTCTGAACGTAGTACAACCAGATGCTCCCCCTTCGTATGCTTCCATATAAACTCTTTTAAAATCTTCCCAAGATACATCTTCTCCTACATTACAAGTCTTAGAACAAGCACTATCAACATACTTGCTGGCAGTATTTAAAACTTTTACATGATCAAAAACTGAAAGTTCGTCTGCTGTACGTCCTTTAACACCAAATACTCTGTAACCATAGTCTTCTACTCGCTCTGTTTGAGGCCCATCAAAAGTAATAATAGTTCTGTCGTAGTGGTGAGAAAAGACAGGCTCAATACCTGATGATACATTGTCAGCACTCAAAGATATTGTTCCTGTTGGTGCTACAGAAAGTAGGTGACTGTTACGTATTCCATTAGTAGCTATTGCTTCTTTTATCTTATTAGGTAGTGTCTTTGCAAAATTACTTTCTAAGTAGTCTTTACTGAATAAAGGAAATGATCCTTTCTCTGCAGAAAGACCTACAGAAGTCATGTAGGCAGTATCTCTGATTGTTTTCATAATGTATTCTAATTTAGATATAAAATCATCAGATCCGTAAGGATAACCAAGAGCTTCAATAGCATTAGCAACACCAGTTACTCCTAAACCCATACGTCTTTTTGCTTTTGCTTCTTTCTCTTGTTCTTCAAGAGGGTAGTTTGCTTTGTCTATAACATTATCCATAGCTCTTACTACATGAGGTATATCATTCTTAAGCAATAAACTATTAAATATAAAGCCATCTTCTACTTTAGTTATATATTTAACTAGATTAAAAGAGCCAAGTAGACAAGCTCCGTTTGGTGGTAAAGGCTGCTCACCACAGGGATTGGTTGCAGCTATTTGTTCACAGTAATGTAAATTATTTTTGTTGTTAATTCTATCTATAAAAAGTATTCCTGGCTCTGCCCAATCCCAAGTACTTCTCAGCATGTCTTCCCACAATGCTTTAGCACTAACAGTTCTATGCACTACACCATCAAAGACAAGATCAAAGTCTTTATCATTTTTTACTGCTTTCATAAACTTATCAGTAACACCTACTGATATATTAAATCCAGTAAACTCTGTGCTGTTGTTTTTAGACTTGATAAACTCTTGTATATCTGGATGATCTACTCTAAGAACGCCCATTTGCGCTCCTCTTCTATGACCTGCACTGGCTATTGTTCTGCACACAGAGTCAAAGATACCCATAAAAGAAATAGGGCCAGAAGATTTACTGTCTAGACTTCTTATAAGAGATCCTCTTGGCCTTAATGTACTGAAGTCATACCCAATACCACCGCCAAGTTGCATCGTTTTAGCTGCTCTTGTAGCTGACTTCATTATACCATCCATACTGTCCTCTATAGTTTGAGACACAAAACAATTATAAGGTGTCACCATTCTAGGTGAACCCATAGAAGATTGAACTCTACCAGCAGGTAAAAATCTTTGTTCATACAAAATTTTCTTAAGATTATTAAAGTGTAAATTGTCATCTTTTAATGCTTCAGCAACTCTTGCCATAGCTTCCTTAAATGTTTCACCTTTACTCCTGTACTTCATGGAGTGTATTTCTTCTGAAATTGGTAGTGTTGGGCCTGTCATTCTTTTTCCTTTACGTTTATCTCTACTAGTTGTGTGTCATCTATATCATACAGAAAAGACATAAACACTTCTTTTAGTCCTGAACAAATTCCTTCTTCTCCTACTTCAATGAAATTTGCTTCAGGATCAACATTAAGAGTGAGTGTCACTTCAAAATTATTCTTTAAACCACTCATTAGGTATTACCTTTTCTGCATATTTAAAATCGTTTTTATCGCACCAGTTTGCATAAGTACTTTTTGCTCCTTTATATAACTTACACCTACAATTATAAAATAAAAATCTTATATCTAAGTTAGGGTATTGTTTTTTTATTTCAAGGTGTTTTCTTCTGTCTTCTGATACAAATCTTCCTTTCGTTTCTATTATTATTCCG